TGCCATTGTGAAGATCAATCAGGCAGTAGCTAATGCGGCTGCGACAATGCCCTTCCCGTACAATCTTGCAACGATGGCAACCATTGCTGCGCAGGGAGCGGTCATTGTAGGTAATATCATGGCCGTAGCCGGCAACTTTGAAGGCGGCGGCTATACAGGCAACGCCCCACGTACAGGTGGTATGGACGGACGCGGCGGCTTCCTCGCCATGATGCACCCGCGCGAGCGCGTGATCGATCTGACACAGGACGACGACATCGGTGGACGTACCACAATCCAGATTCACCAGACGTTCACGGGCGGCGTGACGCAAGCTGACTTGCTGCGCGCGTCAGAGAAAACCAAGCACGAAACAATGGAAGCAGTCGCCGACGGCATCTCGCGCGGTGGCTCGTTCCGCAAAGCAGTGCAACGCTAACCATGACTGTATTATGGAAAGGCCGGCTGTGGGAAGTGCACCAGCTTGAATCCTACTTCACAATGGAAGTAGAGGGTCACACCATGCTCGCGCGAACACGCATTGATCAGCCAGGCAAAATCTGGGTGCACCGCGGGTGCTTCTGGCTGCCCCTATAATATGCCAATCACATATCCAATTTCTCTGCCTAGTTCATCGGGCCCAGTCGAGTTCTCATGGGAGGGTGAGTCCGCGGTTGCTCGTCAGATGACTGAGTTTACCTACCAGTCCAAAGTGTACGCATGGGAAGGCAAGTTGCGCAAGGCGACGGTGCGAGTCGGAGAGATGCCCTCAATTGCTGTCTGGAAAGAGTGGCAGGTTGCCATGCTCAAGCTCAACGGTCGCGACGGCACTTTCTATATGCAGGACCCGATTGGTGCCGTGCACCGTGGCATATACAATCTGGCCTCTCCGGGTGCTCCACTAGTCGCAGGAGGCAACCAGAACGGTCCTGATTTGACGACAGACGGCTGGCCGGTGAGCCTTGCAGGCATGCTGAAGGCAGGGGACTTCATTGCAATCCAGGGCCGTCTGTACCAGCTCATGGCTGACGCGACCAGCAGCGCAGGCGGGCTCTCAACACTGCAAATCTGGCCGCACGCAACGCCAGCCATACTGGACAATGCCGTGATCACAGTCGGGATAAATGCATTCGGTACTTTCCGTCTGCTTGAATTCCCGGCGTTTGTCTATGACGTGGAAAGGTGCATGACGGGCTTCGCCTTCGCGTGTGAGGAGGCATTCTGACTTATGGCTGAACGCAACCTCAGTTCCGATGTAATCGCGCTGATTGTCGCGAAGAAGGTCAAGCCCGTCGTATTCCTATTCGCTGACTTTCCTTCGGGAGCACGCCGCTTGTGGACAGGCTCCGGCTCGTACAATGACGGAGTGCACACGTGGCAAGGCATTGGTGGTGTCGTCAAGATTGGTTCTGTTGGGGAGACGACCGACCTTGCCGCGCAAGGGATCAAAGTCACGCTGAGCGGGCTTGAGGAATCGCTCGTCAACTCGATCCTCAACGAAGAGTACCAGGGGCACCGGGCTGAAATGTGGCTCGGGTTCTGGAATGCTACGACGGTCATCCTGCCCGAGGAGCCCATCTGGCGCGGGACACTCGACACGGACGACTCCACCATTGCCGCGCAAGGCACGGAGCTCACCATCAACTGTGAGCACCGCATGGTGGACATCCTGCGCAAGCGGGAGATTCGCTGCACCAGTCAGGATCAGAAGTACCTACACCCGGACGTAGTGGATACGGCATTTGATCGGATTGAAATCATACAAGACAAGAAAGCGCCCTGGGGGCCACAACCCGTAGGATGATCTTGATGCGACTACCAGACTGGGAGACTCGACTGGTTGACTATATCAACCGGGTGCGACGCACACCGTTCAATCGCGCCGGCTTCGACTGCTTGCGCTTCACGGCAGATGCCATCTATCAAGTCGTAGGCTATGATCTCGCGCACAGCTTCCGATCATATACGACAGACGAGGAGGCACGCGCCATCACGGGACGCGAGCCTGATGCTTTCTATAATCTTGTCAGCCTGACGATGCTGGAAGCCGGGTTCGCTGCGACTGACTGGAAGCACGCCCACCGGGGTGACCCGTGCTTCATTGTGAACCTGTCGTCGTGCGCTCCGCAGTGGGAAGGTGGCCTAGGGATCTGTATGGGCGATCATTGCCTTACTCCTCACGGCACAGGGCTCATTCCAATTCGCATGCGCGCTGTTCGCACCGCTTGGAACATTCCTTATGTTTAAGGAGCTTATATTCTTTGCTGACTTTGTTTCGCCGATTGCGATTGCGATCTACCTCACGATTGCCGCGAGCGCGTACGGTTATTACTCAGCCGCGCGTGCCGCGAAGATGGCGAAGAAAGGCACGCAGACAAACACGCAAGAGCGCACGAACGGCAGCCTGCACCAAGTGCGCTCGGGCGCTTTCCCGCGTCGTCTCGTGTACGGTCGAGACCGGGTCGGTGGACTGGAAGTGTTCTTCGGCAGCAGTGGTGAAGATAATGAATACCTGCACTTCATCTTCTACTGGTGCGAAGGCCCAGTGAAGGGCGTGGAGCAACTGCTGTTTGACGGCGGCGGAGTGGACCTCGTACCGATTGACGAAGACAATCCCAACATTCTCGTAGCGCGCGAAGGCAGCTACTATGACGGACTGATTCGATTCGAGACGTTGCTTGGAGAAGAGAGTCAGCCTCCGCTGGCGGTCGGGGGCATGTTCCCAGGCTGGAACGAGACGGAGCCTCACACTGATTTGATGGTAGGGTGCTGCTACTCCTACCTGCAGCTCAAGTTTGACAAGGTGAAGTTCGCGAACGGAGTGCCCGACATCAGTGCCGTGATCAACGGCTTCTCCAATATAAACGATGTACGTGAAGGGGAAGGACTGAAGTACACGAACAATGCCGCCTTGTGCCTCAACAATTACGCGTGCCTGCAGAAGCTGGGCCCGGGCCTCGACTACGCTACGGAAATAGGAGAGGACGAGCTGATCGCAGCCGCGAATCATTGCGAAGAGCAAGTGGACTCACCCAAGCAGGGCGCGGACTCTGGCGACAGCTCAGGCGGCAGCGGAAACTACGCGTCACGCGAGCAAGAGTTCCGCTACACGTTCAATGGCGTAATCTCACTTGACCAGTCGGCTGAGGAAATCATTGAGCGCTTCCGCAATGCCATGGCAGGGGTCACGGTCTATATTGGAGGGCGGCTGCGCATCTATGCTGGGGTGTATCAAGTGCCGACGTTCACAATCACAAAGGAAATGATTGTGGGCCCGGTGCAGCGGCGCACGCGTGCGAGCAAGCGGGATCGGCTCAACATCGTGCGCGGAGTGTACGCCAACGATTTCACGCGCTGGGTCGGCACTGACTTCCCTGCGGTCAAGATTCAAGAGTATATTGACGCGGACGGAGAAGAGCTGTCCGACGACATTGATCTCCTTGATTGTGATTCTCCGTACCGCGCGCAGCGCATAGCTGCGATCTACCTCAAGCGCTCGCGCTTCGGGAAAGAGATCAACGTGCCGTGCAGCATTGACGCGTGGCGCGCGCAGCCGGGCCTCACGGTGTTCTTTCACTTCCCTGAAATCGGCTTTGATATGATGCCGATGGACGTTGCTGCAATGTCGCTCGGAATAGACAACAATGCACTGACGCTGAGCCTCAACCTGCGGCAGACTGACCCGAGCATCTTCAGCCCGGAAGAGCCCATCATTCCGCTCATTCCAGACCCCATTGAGCTGAAGCCTCCGCTGCCCATCCCGCCTGACTTCTCTGATTTGTTTACGATTGAAGTGCCCGCCAATCTGCTGCTGTACGAAAAACTGCGTGGAGGTGTCGCTGAGCTGTGCGGCTTCGATGAATTCATTCCCAGCGTTCCTCCCAGAAAGTACAGAAAGAAAGTCACGGGCACGGCAGAAGGTCCCGATGTAATGGAGACGTGTGACTTTCAGACCACAGGGGTGGACTGCGATGTGCCCTGCCCTCGCAATTATGCTTCCGAGAATGAAGGACCGCTGGCGGGATCTCCCTATGGGTATATGTGGAACTGGTCCATCAAATGGGAGAGTTCCACCGGAGGAGTCTCAACGTATCGGGTGCGCTGCAGTGCAGTGCGGGTTGAGATCGGCCCACCAAGAGTCGAGACGGCCAATGGTTGCCGCCTAGATGGCACCTATGGGGCTTTGGGTAATTTCCAGAAGTACGACAATGAGACGGTCCTGATAGATGACGGGGCGGTGGTCAATCTGGTGTTCAAGGTGGACTATGTAGGCTACCAGCAGGTGATGCCCGCTGTTTGTATTGTGGCCAATGGTACCGATGTGACGGGCAGCATGGACTTTTGGCAGGTGACAGAGGAATACGATCCAGTCACTTGTGACATGGCATCGGACGTAGTGCGCAAGGACACGAGACTGGCCCCGCTCAACTGCCCAATTGGTACGGCATCGGACGAGTGCGCAGGGTGTGACGACCCTATTCCTTTGGTGGCGGTTGATCCTCCTTCCTACTATGACCAAGGCGTCGAGGTTCTGATTTCAAACAGCACGAGGCGCACCACGTCAGGTATTGGCTGCTATGTGGACACAAACAATGGCCACTATATGCAGCGTTCAGGCGGGGTAGGGGAAGAGCTGTCGGAGGAAGCGACAGAGGACGAGGCCCGTACCCGGCTGGCGGCGACGCTTGACGCATGGGAAGACATAGAGTGGACCGTATGTACACTCGGGGACGTTTGCGCGCTGAGCAACTGGAATCCTCGGGGCACAGGATTTGTCTTTGGCTATCAGGAAGCGAAGGCGAGAATCGTCCCTGTCTCGGGGCTGACTGAAGGGGTCAAGTACATCCTGCGCGCTGAGATTTGGGAAGGCAACCTGACGACGCTGGCCGTCATACCGTACGAGACGCGCGTGTTTTTGATTGATGGCTTCGGCTTCGATCTGCAGATCGATATGCCGAACCACCCGGGAAACTCGTACTATTTGAAGAGCGTAAGAATCTTTGCCCTCGATCCTGACGCATGACGCAATTGATCAAAGTCGTCCGGCACAAGTCGCCTAGCTTGATCCAGAAAATGATCAATGTGAGCAAGGCGATTGTCACTGAGATCAGGGCCCCGAAGCCGTTCAATATAGTTCCGGACAATGTGTACCAGTTTCGCATGAGCACTTGCATGGCATGCCCGCACTGGGAGCCGAGCGGCAACGTGGGATTTGGAAAGTGTCTGCTCTGTGGTTGCTGTCGCAGCATCAAGCACAAGCTCGCCAATCAGGAATGTCCGGATGACCCACCACGCTGGACAGCGTACAAAGGATGACAACTCATATCATACCGATCTCAGGCACTGAGCTGATGCGGCAGGCCAGCACGGCGGCTCGGAAGGTAGGCGAGCTGAACTCCACTACGGACCAGGAGCGCCTGTTCCTGCGCAATGTGATCGTGGCTCCCGTCTTTCACGGGGCAGTGGCAGATGAAGACGCCATGACGGGGCTGACGAGCGCTGCGCGCGGGTGCTGGCCAGGGGATACGTGTATGCGCACGGACACGGCTTCGCTCTGGGTGTGCCTGACGAACAACGGGCAGGATGTGTCAGATTGGTGGCAGTTGGGTGGTGGCAGTGCATTGCCTCTCACGCAGAGCTACAATGCAGAAGGGGATGTACTCGCGCTCAACAGTGGACTGAATCCTGTGTGGGTGCCACCGGCCGGTGGTTCGTTCTCGGGCGCGAAAGTCACGCGCACGACCACGCAGGCGGTGAGTCACAATACGGATACCCTTGTTTCGTGGTCGTCAGCAGACTATGATACGGGTGGATACTGGTCCTCGGGCAGCCCCACTCGGCTGACAATTCCCACAGGGGGAACAGGGAAGTACCTGATCACTTTCCTGAATTCATTCGTGGCCAATTCCACCGGCGTGCGCTACGTCTCAATCCGCAAGAACGGAGGCAACGCTTTTGATACCGTGTTCTCGCAGTATATAGCAGCGCTGAGCGGCAGCCCTACGATTCAAGCCACGTCTACTGAGCTGGCACTGAGCGCAGGTGATTACCTGACGCTGCTTGTGTACCAGAACAGCGGTGGCTCCCTCAACATCACAGATGCAGAGTGCAAGACGTACATGACAATCTCGCGCCGGTAAAGACGACCATGCCCTTTGACGTGGACAGTGACAAGGTGATCATCGAAATGCCGGTGTACAAGCCGAGCACCGAGATCGCTTTCATGTCGGAGCTGATGAACAAGAAGGAGCTGACGCGCGAAGAAAAGCTGCAGTTGTTTACGGTCCAGACTCTCGACCAGATCAAGTTCAACTTGGACAATACCGTGCTGATCGCGATGCGTGCCCACAATGACATTGTGAAGCTGCGCGCGGATGTGCGGGCCTTGCAGGCTGAGTCGGACACGCCCGAGGACAACAAGGTGAAGAAGTTCTGGCGCGACCACATGGGCACGGCATCCATTATAAAGTACCTCATTCTTACCATCGTGAGCATCCTGCTGACCCGATACTTTTCTGGTGGAGGAAAGTGATAAGACCATGTCTGACGTGACTAAAGATCCATTCAAGCAGCTGGTGCAGACACTGACCGAGCCACCCAAGATTCTGTTGCTTGAGGATGACGATCACACGACTGAGCTGATGAAGCGTGCCGTGTCGGGGCTGGAATGTGTACTGATTGCAGAGAGCGACCCTGAGGCGGCAATCAAGCTGCTGCGCTCAAACAAATTCGAGCTGGCGCTCTTGGATGTACGACTAGGCAAGGGCAGTGGCTTGGAGATGTTTCGCTGGATGGTGCGGGACGGTATTGATGTACCCGTGTGCTTCTGGTCGGCGTACTTGACCAATGACACAATCGCGAGCGCCACGCGCATCGGAGATTGTGTCTTTATGAACAAGCCGGAATTATTCACTCAGGACAAACTGCGCCGTATATTTAGAATCTTTCGGATTAGAGCCATAACCAAAAGCACCACATGAAAAACGCACTGTTGTTAGCCATAATGTCACTGCTAGTCTTGCTCGTTTGTCTTCTGACTTCGGGCTGCTACTCGCGCACCTTCAAACAAGGTGACGTTTCGTACACGAGCTGGGGACTGTTCACCAATCAAGTCGTCGCTCCCTTCACGGTTGAAGTCGGAGACAAGAACACGCCCGGCTACAAGCGCCTCGAATCGAAGGGCCTGTCCAACACCCCTGATCCGGTGATCTATCAGTTGATCTCGGACGCGTACAACGCCGGGAAGAAAGCAGCGACGCCATGAAGTATCTACTTTTGCTTCTGTGCCTGCTGCTTGTCGGCTGCTCGACGGTGAGTCCGTCTTATGGACTGGCGAAGCTGCCTAAGGGATCTTCCGTATTGAACAAGCCCCGCTTTACCGATCTGCATGTGATTGCAGCATACAACGAGAAAGACCAGATGGTAAACTGCATTGTCAAGGCGAACTTCGTCGTCACGGCGATCAGTGTGGATGGCGTCACCAAGCAGGCGCTTGTCTTCTCAATTGAGCCTTTCGACTTGCTGAAGAACAAGGACCACACGTTCACGAACAAGGATGGGGTGATGAACACGTACGGAGGCCTTGCGGCTGACGTGCTAGGCGTGCTGGAGCAAGAGCTGTGGATCAATCGCCCGGGGCCGCTGCCCATCACGCCTGTCACCCGCTCAGAAAACATCCGTAAAGCCCTGCGTGAACAGAGCCCGCCGTGACCTACGAGGAGTACCCTGAGATTGTACTAGAATTCCTGCGTCGCCACATCGAAGAGGCCTTGCAGGGTCCATTGCCCGCCTTGCATGAATCCCAGATGAAAGAGACCCTGCAGAAAGTTGCTGCTGCCCAATTCCGGCTTAAACAAAATCAAACCAAATGAAAACCATATTATTGATAGCTTGCGCGATGGCTTTCGCCGTCGCTTCCAGTGCAGCTAAAGCAGCCGATGTCGTGCTGACTTGGACGGACAACAGCACAACCGAAACCAACTTTGAAATTGAACGTGCGGTGCAGGCCACTCCACCTGTTTTCAACAAAGTAGGCACGGTGCCCACCAATACAGTGACGTTCACGGACCCGGCCGTGCCTGCATCGACAACGCTGCTTTATCGCGTGCGCGCGACGAATGCGGGTGGGTCGTCTGGGTACAGCAACACGGCCACGATCACCACCCCGATTCCGCCTCCCGCGGACCCGAGTGGGCTCGTGCCTGTGCTCAAGCTCACGATGCTGCTTGAGATGCCAGCAGGCACGAAGATCAATGCCATGATGGTGACGGACAACACGGCAATTGAAGAAGGCAAGAAGTTCGCCGCGACCCCGCTATCGGACAAGTACATTCCCAAGGTAGTGCCGATTGTGAAGGTCACCGAATAAAGGGTTTTCCTGCTCCGGTTTTTCAGTGGTGCTGATTACGGAGCAGGTTAAAGGGCGGGGGAGGGGCTGACGGTCAACCATGGGTAAATGTTTGCTGGGCCTCTCCCCTTAGCTCTTTTTCAGTTGGGGCGCACTTCGCGCAGAGCCAGCGCCCGTTGAGGACAGTTGAATGGGCATAGCATGAAGTATCCCCACAACGAGAGCAGACTGTGTTCCAGCAGTACGGCATTTCCTTGTTGCACGTGACGCAGAGCGAGTCTCCGCGATAGCACTTGCACGATGTAGGCGTGGCGGGAATTTCGATGGCGTCACGGACGTTGGTAATCCATTTCATAGCTGTATGCATTTTCCAATCACCAGCTCGGGCGAGTGGGTGATCTGGACAATCTGAATCTTCAGCTCAGAGCTGAGCTGTTCGATCAGTTCGCACAGAGCCGGCCGGAACTTCGCGCTCACGCCCGCGAACGGTTCGTCCAAGAGCAAGAGCCGGCGCACCTTTGTCCGGCTGAGCATGATGGCAGCGAGGCGCAAGGCAAAGCTAGCGACCGCGACCATGCCACCGCCTGACGCGGTGAGCGGATCGACCTCGTGC